TGCTCATTTGTTTTTCTACCCATTATTATCTCCTTTTAAATATATTTTATTCATATTTTCTGTAAACTTTATTCTACTGTCAAATAATTTCTTAAAATCCCAATTCATAGCATCCGCAGGACTATCTTTCCCACCTAATATGTTAATTTTATCATATATGAAGCTGACATTTGATACGGGAAAAAACATATTACAACTTTTAAAAATCTTATTCATACAAACATCTTTATCAAAAGCAATTATTATTTCAACATTCAAATTCTTTAATATTTTAGCTTGTTGTTTTGATATTGAATGAGATCCTATTGCTACTCCTGTACCATCTAATCGACTATGTCTTTTTAATACACTTTTTTCACTTTCGTAAATAACTACATATCCATTATTTTGAATCTCGTTATAGTTTTGATAAAGTCCATATATATTATGAGATTTTTTATATTTAATTAATGGAAAATATTTGGGTATATCCATTTCATCATATAATTCTTTTATCGTTCGACCTATAATACCAACTATTTCTCCGGTTTCATAATGATAATGGGGGATAACTATTCTTTGATTTTTAATGGAAAATCCTATATTAAATTTCTGTTTTGTTCTTTCCATTATTCCATCAAGTTTAATCCAATCTTGATAAAGTAAAGGAATATATTCATCCAATATATTATTTTCATATATTTCTAAATCATCAAACATAATATTATTACAACTATTTTGTCGCCATTTTTTTAATTTACTTAATGGGTTTATAATACATTTTTTTGTATTTTTATTCTTTATAAATGTATATTCTAATCCTAAAATTTTATGTATATCTTTGATAGTTTGCCCAAAAGATAAATTATTAATTATAGAATAAAATGAATATAAATCTCCACTCAAATTACTATTTGAAAAATCTTTAATATTCAAATAATCATTTAAAGATAATCCTATAGCATTATTGCTTTTCCCAATTATAGAACATCTTAAATATTCTCCAGATTTTTTAAATCCTTTACAATCGCAATTTTCTAAAATTTTTTGATATAGCTTATTTTCAAATATGTATTTTTTTAAATTTACCGCATCCATTTTCATCACCTAATATGATTTTATCATAGTTTTTATTATTTGTCAATAGTTTTTTAATTAATAATCACTTTCTATCCAAGTTATGCCAATTTCTTTATAATAATTTCTGCTTGCGTCAACTTCCATTACTATTTGATATGGATCTGTTTGACCGAATCTGTTTTTTACGATAAACAATATTTGATATACTTTATCTTCTTGTAATGTTATTGGTATTTTAGTTTTACCTTCCAATCTATATGCTTTAATTTCATATTTTCCGCCTTCTTTTTCTTCTTGCCAAACAGTTCTAACCATTAAACATTGTCCGGCTACATCAACCATATTTTTGGCAATTCCTATACTATCTTGAGCGTAATGTTTACGATAACTCTCTCCTTTCGCAAGTTGGAAAGTACAAATTAAATTCATTCCTAAATTTTTTTCATTCTTTTTTACACTGTCATATAAATCAACAACATTTTGGGCAAGTGCCAACCAAGAATTATTATTTACTTGTCCAGCATCTAATTTTAAAGTATCCACAACCGCATATTTTACTCCCATAGCTCTATATTTTCTTATTAATTTAATAGCTGTTGCCGTTCGCCATTTCTTAAATGGTATAATTATAATTTGATTTTTCTTTTCTTTAAGCCATTCAGCAGATTCTTTTAATATTTGATATTCTTCTTTTGAAAATTTACCATCTCTAATTCTATATTTTATAATTTCTTTTTTTAATACATTGTTAGCAATCCATAAAAGCATTTCTGCCTTCCACTTTCTTTCATCTTCTTCATTTAACATTATTAATATTTTTTCATTATTTTTTATTATAGCTGGCAATACATTTGATCTAATAAAAGTACTTTTAAGTTGCCCACTTAATCCTCCAATTAATGTCAGATTACCAATTATCATTCCACCTGTTTCATCATTTAAAATTTTAAAATGTTCATATGGTAATCCAATATTTGTACCTTCATTTAACTCATCTATTAATTCATTTAGATTATCAGCTATATCAAAACTACCTACTATTTCATCAGAAGTATTTTTTACAAAACTGTCATTAAGTAAAGTTTCAAGCAAATCATAAATCTCACCTATTTTCATATCTATACATTCTTTTAAATCAACTATAAATCCCCTGTCTAATAAAGTTAATACCGTTGACCATTTATGTAATTCTTTAATATGTGAATCAAAATTTTCGTGTTCAATTAACTCTTTTAAATCTACAATAGTTTGATATCCTCCATATTCTTCATATTTTATTTTGAGTTTAGAATGTTTTTCTAAAAATGTATTAATATTTATATCGTCAATCACTTGTTTATTTTCTTTTTTAATTATATTGTTTATGATTGCAAAATATACTTTCCATATATTGTTATTAAAATCATCTAAATCAATATCCGATTGATATATTTTTTCTTTATCTTTATATAAAGCACCAATAATATGACTTTCTACCGTTTCTTTATATTCTAAAACTTGTTTTTTTGATTTTAATATTTCATTTTGTATAATTTTATTCATATTACACCCCCTATTGTTAATAAAAAAAGTCAGGGGTAAAACTTTTATATTTACCACTGACTTAATTTTACCATAAACCTTTTATTTTATTTTTAAAAATATTGCTTTTATTATCTTTGAATTTTAAATATTGAATATCTTCGCTTCTAACAAATATCTCAAAATCACCTACTTTTTCTTCAGTTTTTTTTATATTCCGTAATCTATAAACAACATTGTTAATTTCTCGTTCGACTATCATCATTATTGTATTAGTTAAATGTTGTTCATCTTTAAATCTACTTTTATTTGATATCGTTTTCTTAATTTTTATTGAGGCGAATTTAAAAGTATATAAAATTTCTTTAAAGGTATATTTACCCATTGATTTTGTTTTTTTATTACTTATAAATTTGCCTTGAGCTAATCCTTTTAACCTTAGTATAAAATATTGTGGCACTCTTATATTTTTATCATACTGTAGAATATTAAATTTAACATATTGATATAATTCATCAAATTGTTCTTTTTCTTCCTTTTTCATTATAGAGATTTAATATAATCAACTAATTGTTTTATTTTTTTAGGTTCTTCATTTTTAATTGCTTTTAAATCAAATCCTAATTCAGCAACTTTATCTTTTATTTTTGTTTTATTTGAAGCTGTTGCATTTTTAAATAAATTTTTAAATTCTATAACTAACTCTTCTGAAAGTTCGGCTTCTGATTCATTTGCAACTATATCTTTTATAATATCATCCCTATATTTTATAATTTCTTCTTTTAAATTTTTTTTATTATCAAATACATCCTTCCAAGAATCAAAACTTGCATTTTCTATAATAGTTCCTTTTTTATATTTTTGAGTTCTATCTTTTTTTACTTCCATAAAATATTTTTCATCATCTCCTTCTTTTTTTGTAAATGCTCTTAATACTATATCATAATTGTATTCTAAGCCTTTTGCTGCATCTGGAGTATAACCTATTGTAACCCATTCATCTCCTTTCTTTTGTTTTATCGGTTTTTCTTGAGCTACAGATACTACGTTGATACCTTTTGAAGCAAGCTCTATTTTAATTAACTGTATTCTTTTTGTTATTAATTTTATTTTTCCCCACTCTCTCACGGACATTCCGATTCCATCTATATCTTGTCCTTTTATCCTTGCTCTTCTTTCCGCTACCGCTAATGCTGAATGTTGTAAATTTTCATACACATTAGTTTCGCTATCGATAACTAATGTGTCTATATCATCCATATCTAAAATTTCATCAAGCCCATCTTCTACATCCACGGCAGAAGTAGTTTGCAGTATATATTTTAAATTAGGATTCTTTTTATAAAAAGCCATACCATCCTCACTATCTATTGCAATAACTCTTGGAAATGATAAACCAAATAATGTTTTTCCAACACCTGCCTCTCCATATACTAATACCTTTGCACCTATTTTTGTATCTTCAACTTTTTTAAATAAACTCATTAACTTCACTCTCCTTTAAATATATTATTTTATAATTTTATGATACTTTTGCCTATTAGAATATTTTATATTTAATTATTGAGGGGCAAAAGCCCCTCATATATTCTTATCCTAATTCATCTAACCAATCTTCGTCAATATCGTCTTCAACAACTTCAATACCTTTACTCTCTACTTCTTCTTCTTCCTCAATCATAAAATCAAAAATCAAGTCTTCATTTTTATATTTTTCATCTGTCCTTAAAATTACAGGAACTCTATTGTCTTCTTCTCCTCTCATTATAATTACGGGCTTTCTAATTATCCATTGATTAACTCTTTCACCTTTAATAGATAGTGCTGACGAAGCTTCTTCCATAGTATATGCTCCAATTTCAATCAATTCTTTAATATCATCAGGCAGATCATCTAGTTCAACTACGGCTTTTGCTTGACCTTCAATTATGTCACCAACAACTTGAATTTCAGTAACTCCTTTTCTTACTTTTAATAATTTTAATAATTTTTCATTTTCAAGATAAAATGTTTTTGAAAAAGGAATATTTTGTTTAACTTCTTTTCCATTATATAATTTTGTATAATCTACTACTTTTGCATATAATGGATATAATCCAGTTTCATTATCTTTCCTTCCGATGCTGTCTTTATCAATTAATATTGTTTGTTGAAATTCAGCTTTAAATTTATCTTCTTCTACTTCTGAGATATAGATAGATTTAATATTTTTCTTTTGTTGTATGTTATCATTGTATAGAGAATATTGGATTTCTCCTTTAATTCTTACCGTTGCATCTTTTAAAAGTTCTTTATTTTCTTCTAAGTATTGTATTAAGTCATATTCTGCTAAGAATTTTTTAGTAAATAATTTACCATCTTTATCTTTTTCAATACCTGCTCTTAAAAATGAACCATTACCAATTTCCTCAATGATTGATTTAGTATTTCTATCTTCCCAAGCAATATTAAATATATTACTAAAATCATCAACATATTTATCTTCAGTTCCTTCTTTTAGTTTTTTTCCTTTAACATTATAAACCCAATTTTCTTTTCTTTCCGAACCATAACCACCCATTCCTTCTGAATAAACTACATTCCCTTGTCCAGTATCGACACCTAAATTTAATCTGTTATAAATCCAATCAGATGTTTTAGATAATTCATCAATTTTAAAAGTATAATCTCCTATTTTAGCTTTCCCTACAATTTCAAAATTTGCTCTTCCCTTTTTTAAAGGTGTTTTTTCTACTATTTTTTGTCTTGCCATCTTTAATCACTCTCCTATTTTTATTTGAGGTATAACCTCTTTATAATTATAACATATTTTATTATTTTGTTAAATAAAATTTATCCCAAAATTGCCTTGACCCCATATAATCCGACCAAAATACTAATTTATCAATTTTTGATTTTGGTTGTCTCGAAGTACTCCATTTACCATTGTGACTTTTTACTGCATTAATTATTTCGCTTTTACCTTCAAAATCTCCCTTCCATAATTCAGATAGCCACTTTGCAGCTAAATCATCGTGATTTTTCTTTGTGTATTTTTCTCCCTCTCCATATTTTTTAGAATCGTGTAAAATCATTGCCGAAATTCCAATATCCTTTTCAAAATCACTTAATGGAATTATGTTGTAATATTGTAATAATATTTCTACACAAATTTGAGTATGAATTTTTAGACCACCTTCAACATTAGTAATTTTCATATGATACTTCCCAGTTGATGAGGCAGGTTTTGTGTAAAAGTATTCTGGCAAATTATCGACTGCTAGTTGAGTCATTTCTTTGATTTTGTTACTTTTGATTTTATTAATATATTCTTGCATTTTCACCTACTCCCTTAACTCTTATAGTATAGCATAAATACTTTTCATTGTCAACAATTACTTTATAAATTATTTTCATCTACAAACTTATTAATTTTATTTTGTAATTGTTTCAAATCATTTTGCATTTCTTTATATTTAAGGCTAGCTTCCGACTTTTTTTCTCGTTCCCAGTCCCAATTTTCTACTTTATTATTTAAAACTGCGTAATATGCTTCCGAAGTTGAAGTATATTCTTTTATAGCCATTATAACATACTTTGATTGCCAATTGTTTTGCTTTAAATCTTTATCTATATTGTACAACGAAGATTTTCCAAAATAACTGCCAAATTGTTCAGCGGTATAAAAAATTAAATGTGGTGTATTTAATTCCAATTGTTCTCCTACGAAGCAAATTTCTTCTCCCTTTAATTTTACAACGTGTCTCGTTGTTAGATTTTCCTTTTTAAATTCCATTTCACTCTCCTTTGTATTTGAATATATACTATTTTCATTCATTAATTCATTATAGCATATTTTTATTCCAATGTCAACAAATTACTTCTACAATTTCAAAATTTTTTCTTTTAGCAATATTCAGCATACTTTTACTACCAGAACTTTTACCGTCCCAAATTAATATTAACATGTCAGCGTAATTAGCCATTTCGGCATTTCTAATGTGTCCGGCTTGTTTTCCGATAGACCAATCGGCAGGAAATTTCTTTAAAGATAAATTATATTTTTTTGCATATATAACAGCTAACGAATCAACGCCTCTTGCCATACCAGATACAATTTCAACATCCTTATCTTTAATATTCTTTTGTAAAATATCCTCTACGAATGAGAAATTGACTATGCCTCTACTTCCTGCTACTATTATTTTTTTCATAAATTACCACTAAACCCTAATTTATCTTTTAACAATTCAATAAGATATACTTGTCCTTTCCCTGTAATTAATGTTTTAGTTGCTATTTTAACACCGTAGGGGGTTTTATAATTTGATTCTATAACTTCAAATATTTCATTGTCAATATATTTTTGATATGGAATATTATTTTTCATAAGTAATTTTTCATCTCTTAAAAAATTAAATAACTTATTTCTTCCAAATCTAATATCTTCATCGTGAATTATTTTAGAAAAAGTTTCAATATCTACACAATCCCTACTTTCAGTTATATGCTTTGCAAAATTTACAAAAGGTTTATTTTCTTTAACCTGTACTTCTAATATTTTTCTTTTTTCTCTTTCTATTTTTAAATCTGTTGCTAATTTAATTAAAACATCCGGATTTAAAAGAGCTTCTTCTATTTTTTGAAAAGTTAAATATCCTCCGTGTTTTCTGATGGAAGGTAATACTTCATTTGTAACCCATTTTTTAAACTTTTTAGCCTCCGGTTTTTTACTACCCATTATAGCATTGTAAAGACCACTTTCATTAACAATAACAATGGTTCTACCCTGATCCGACGAATTGTCGGTATAGCTTTCAAGTTCATCCGCGTCAAGTCTTCTTGTTAAAGCGTTGGTATCACAATAATCTAATATTTTTGAAATATCTTTTACTACAAACCAAACATCTCCATCTTTAAAAATTGTTCTTATTTCCCCAAACTCATTGTTTTTGAAACTTTTAACTTTATTTTTCATTTTAGACCATCTCCTTTTTTTTATTAAAAAAATAATCAATCACTATTGCTTGTTGTTTTTCGTATATTTCTTCCTCTTTACTTATTTGTTCTATTTCTTTTTTTAAATCACTTATTTTACTATCTGAATTTAATTTTGAATAAATCAATTTCAAAAAAGGACTATTCTCTTTTAATACAATAGAATTAGGATATTCTTCTTTAAAAAATTCTATATCTTCTTTTGTTGCCGTTGCATCTAATTCAATTACTCCATAATCAACTTTTCCTAAAAACATATCTCTAACCATTTTTATCGCCTCTATAATTTTCAATATAATATATTCTATCACACTTTTATCTGTTTGTCAAGGTTTATTTCAAAATATATCTACAATATTCTCATATTCTTCTACTGAACTTATACTGTAGCAATCCCCAAAAGTAAGCTCTTTATCTCGATCACATTTAAGCAATTCTTCTATTAATTCTTTTACCGTCATTTATGAACATCTGCTTTTTTAATAATTTAATTTATATTTCTTGATATGATATTTAATTAATCGCCTAATTACCCAACCAATATCAGTACCACAAGTAATATATGGAATTTTATTACTCATTAAATATTCATTAAATTTTAACATATTATCAAAATATATCTTACTTGTATTATCTGTAAATCGTTTAATCCTTTCAATTCTTTTTCTTGAAACTGTTATATCATCTGTAACGACATAATACATATCTACCTCAGATTCAATACTTCTATCAACTTCACGTTTTAGTCGGTCAAAATTAGCTTTAGTATAGACGCTACTAAATGAATCTCCCTTCTTTTTTAATTCAATCCCAAAAGATGATTGTATCCATTTGTCTGGATTTAAGTCTGGAAAACAGTATTTAAAAGACACATCTGTAGTTCCGAATTTTGTATTAGGTTTAACTGTACACATTTCAGT